TGAGGCTCCCCGCTGGGCCAAGTGCGATATGGTGGCGACCGTCGGTTATTTCAGGCTCAACCTGCCCTACGAAAAGCACCCCATCACCGGAGCGCGAAAATATGTGCAGATCGAACTGGACGATGAAACCGTAGCCGCTATCCGCCGGTCTGCGGCCGTCGCCCTGGGCATCACTTGATAACTTCGGCTATAAATTGTATATATGCAATGTTCCTGCGCTGCCTCGGCATCAGGCTTAAGTCTGGGGGAACCCAGCATGGCTCCGGCGGTGCAAGCTTGGAGCCCGATCGGCCCCGGTCAGTTCGCTGACCGGGGCTTTTCAATTGTTCCTTATTTATCGATACCAAAATCAAACACACGGGCGGTCATCATCCCGGCATTTCGGCCTCCGCTGATGGACGAAAGAAAAGCATATTCTCCGGGTTTAAGCGGCTTTACCGGCTTAATTTCATAAACTCCGGGGCGCACCAGATTATACGCAAATTCGATCCGGTCGCTGTCCATCACCCCGGTTTTTGATCCGGCGATATTTGTGCTGCCCACGCGGGCTTCGCGACGATGATCCTTTTCCCTCAATTCGGTCAACGTTAGCTCGGCGGGCGAAGTGATAGTGGTTGAACCGCCGCTGGCCCCCCAGGCCGCCCCCGTGGCGGAAACTCCGTTTGATTCGTCAAAGAAGACATAAAAGCGAGGCGACCGCTCTTTTGTGCGGACTTTCGCATTCTCGCCTTGGATCGCGGCTTTGACACTCATTGAGGCCAGGCCTGCCGTCATCACATAACCGAACAAACCACCTGTTTTTGCCTGGCTCGTGGATGTTGCTTCGATGCGCCGCATACTGCCAGCCTGCACGATGTATAACCCGGCATAATGCGGGACCATAGGATCGGCGGCATCGAGTGAAAGAGCAGGAGCTTTCGGAGCGGATTGTGCCAGCATGGCGGCAATGACTTCGCCTGGAACACCATTGTCTTTCAATCCGATAAGATCGCTGGTTGAAAGGTTGTAATTGCCGTCGGAAGCCTTGATCTTGGCAATGACGGCTTCGCTCCCAAGTCCTGCCTGTAACAACTTTACCACATCGGCATTCGTCAGTGTTTCAGCAGAAGCTGAGCCAGAAAAAACTATGGCCGCGACCAGCGACCAAACAAAAGCACGCATCATTACCCCCGGAATTGTTACCGATGGTGACCATAATCTCACCCCAGCACCAACCGCAACCGATCTTCCTCTGTTTCTTTCTCCCATCGGGTCGCTGGCGCGAACCATGGCGCGGGGCAGTTTTCATCTTCTGCTTTCCGGCCCATCATCAGATATTCGAGCGAAAGCGTGCGCATCAACCTTGCCTCCCATGGGGGCAGCAATATGCCGGTCAGGCCCTGCCACGCGCTAATGGATTGCCAGCTGATGGGGCCGGAGCCCATACCTGCGGCCTCAGTCAGCCCGATTTCGATCAGCCGGTTGATGATGTGCGGGGCCGGGTTCGGAGGCATCGGAATATCCTCCCGCCTGCCCATCCGTTCGGCCCGGCTGCGCCGGTCAATCTGATCCGCCTTCGCCCGCTTCGAGCCATCTGGCGGTCTTGGCGTGGCATTGAGCCACGCCATATGACGAATATAAAGTTTCAGTTCGTCAGTGAGGCGGCTTTCGAACCGCCGCTGAAGTTTCCCCAGTTCTGGGTCGCCTTCAGAACCTGCTGGTGCATATAGCCAAGCGACTGATCTGCGTAGAAGGCACGGAAAAGATCACGGCCCTGCGCGTCGCCAGCGGGCGGATAGGTGAAGTTCTCAAACGCTACAGTGATGGAAGCGAGATCTTCGGCCGTCTCATCAACGCGCTGATTGACCGTCGGCACGGCGGGCTTCCCGTCATTTTCCTCGCGGCGTTTCAGCACACGAGCGACCTGCTGGGCTTCCATCGCCGCATATTCGGGCGAAGCGGGGCCATAAACGACAATGCGCACCGGCTTGCTGGTGTCGTTGCCAGAATAGAGGTGAACGCCGTCAGCATCCTTGAGATGAATAGCCGCAGTCTTTGCCGCCGCTTTGGTCGTGATATCCATAATAGATCCTTTTGCGGGTTTTGCGGGTACATCAGCCCGACCCGAAACCCGCGATGCAGGTCGGGCTGATGCTCATGATCCGGTCAGGCCGGAAACTCTGGGGTCAGGCGTCGTCTTTGATGATCTTCGTATCGATCTCGATCGTCGGATTGGCCATCAGGATGCTGTCGGCGCCGTCGACATTTTCGGGGTAACCGAACACACGGCCCTGGAAATAGCGCTTGTCGCCGCTCGCATAGGTTACGCAATAGGCATAGCGTGCATTATTGTCCGGCTCTCCCGCCGTGCGTAGCAACGTCTGTCCTGCATCTTCCGGGTCATGGGCAAGGCTTGGCTGAAGCGAACCATAGTCCGTGGAGCCCTTGTGCTTTTCCTTTGGTCCAGCGAGCGGCTGAAACTCGATTTTGTTGGTTGAGGCACCGATCGTGCCAAGCTTTTCCACTCCGCCGATCAGAATGAAAGTCAGCGCTTCATATCCGGCAGTGGTCTGGGCAGCAGGGAGGGCGGCCGACATTCCAATCGTCGTGCCCGCGGCAGTGGAGGAACCCATTTTCTAATCTCCTGTGATGGGTGGGGTGAGGCCCGGCGGGTACGGGCAGATGTGTCAGGCGGCCGTTTTGGCCTTTGCATCGTCGGCGGCCGCCTCACGGATGAGGCCCGCCGCTTTCAGGTTGATGAACTCGCCTTCGGCAATGTCTGCGATGGTGCCAGATTCAAATCGCCGTTCCGCATCGCCGGGGTCGGCGATCTTGAATGTCTTGATTACGAACGCCTTTTTCGTCTTGGTGCTCATGGTCTTTCTCCTGTTCAAACCGGCGCGTCGAAGGACACGCGAAAATCCTGCGTCTGCTCGAAGCTGTTTCCCGGCCCATCGAGGTCGGGGCCAAGGCCAGCGGTGAGGATGGCGACGCGCGTGCCGCCGCCGATATTCCCCGTACGACCCGCGCAGCAGGCTCGCACAATGCTGATAATCTGACCCTGCTGCGCGTAGCTGGCTGCGCGCACTGTCACCGCGATCCGTGCGGTTGATCGTTCCCATCCCTGCCGCTTGAGCGGATGACGGTCGATCAGGCTGATGACACGCACCAGCAGCAGGGGCGGAACCGCGCCTTCCGGCAGGCGTCCCCCTTTGATGTCCGTGGCGGGCACAATCGCGGTCAGCGCGGGATAAGCGCGCAGCAGTGCGCCAATGATCTCCGCGCCGGTCATTGCTCACCCCCGCTATCATCGTTCTGGATACCGGATCGCCGGACTCGCTTGTCGATATAGGTCTGCGCTGACTTGATGGCTTCGCTCTCCTTTGCATCAAGAGCGGGGCGCATGAACGGATGGGGCCTTGCGCCGGGATGCTCGACCGTCTTCCCAACGAACTGACCAGCTATCACCAGCGATCCGGCCTTTACCTCGTCGTTGATCTTCCGGATGCCGAGGCCGCCACGCTGACTGTCATCGACTGAAATAAAGTGTTTTGATGTACCATATTCCAGCCATGGGGCCTTATATGCCCCTTTGCCTTTGACCCGCACCCTGGCTACTGCGCGATTGTCGTCGGCTGAAGTGTTAACCTTGATGCCGTTGCGTACCTCGGATGACACGCATCGGTCCTTTGCCTCTTCGGCAATGACTTTTGCACCGCTGCGCGCCGCCCCCCGCAAAACCGGCATTATCTGACCGGGAAGAGCCGCCATGTATCGTTTGCGCGCGGTTCGCCCTTTCGCGGATGCCATCAGGCCGGGTTCCCGGCAGGCCGATATTCTTCGACCATGAACTCAATTGCCTCCCGCCTGCCCAGTTCGGCAGGGCCGGAAATGATCTGCATGATGCGGTCGCCCATGACGAAGCGCATGTCTGATGTGATGTCGTCACGATATCGCATCCGGACGCGGCAAGGCCGTGTCGTGGTCGTGAAACCATTGCTGAGCTTTTCTCCGCGACTCGGCAGGTCGTCGGTCACTTCGGCATTGATTTCGGCTACCGGTTCCCATGAGCCGGAACCCGCGCCGTCGAAAGCCTCAGACGGCACGGGCTTCTCGATGATGACTATCCGGTCAAGCCGGGTCGTATAGTCCCTGCGCTTGCGCATTATGCGAAATCCGGTTTGCACCAACCACCGA